GGAAAAATTAAAATTTATGTCAAATGATGATTACCAAGATAAATGCACAATTAAAAGCACACAAAATTTTCTACAAGGTATGTTTAATTATTCATCATCATATAAAGCTGTTTGTTGTGCTAATTATACTTATTATATATGGAAAAAAATTTACCCTGATAGCAAATTGTTTATTGAACATATGGAACATTCTGATGACTATGTTACAATAGTGATGTATGAAAAATTAAGTGACTTTGTTAAATTTAGGGTATTAAACAAAATTATGATGAGGTTTCATGGTTATAGTGATAGTGATAGAAAAACAAATTGTCAACCTTTTTTTATGGAGTTTGTATCCCTAATTTCGTTTAATGGTATGATGTTATATCCACAAATAAAAAAATCAAAAGAAATAAATTTAAATCTACCATGTGTTGGTTATCAAACTGATATTGAAGCTGGTTATTCAAGAGTTGGAGAATGTATGAGAGTTGGTTGTAATCAGAGTTTTTTATATTTTTTCCAAAGACTACATAACATTTGTGTTGCAGAAGCTTATTCAATACTACCAGGTATGCATAACAATTTAAATGAAACATTTGAAGAATTATTAAATAAACCTATAGAAATGTTTGGTTTACCTGATATGTTACCAATTTTTAGTTTATATTGTAGAGGTAATGGGAATAATTACCGATTATATCATTATGGCAATGATAAACAAAAGAAAGAGATAGAATTTCTATATTATGAGGCAAAACATATTGAAGAAGGAGAAAATTATATGTCTGAAAATATAGATTTTGCATATGGTTTAATGAAAGGTAAATTTTTTTATGATATTAAAAACAAATCATTAATAAAGCTACGAAATTCTATTAAGTGGTCTAGTGATGATTTAATAAAATATTGGGAAGAACATTTGTCATACAAGTTTTTAAAACCAAAAAACAGAGGTTTATTAATTGGTTGGTTAAAATCCATGTTTTTTAACAGGAGTTTTACAGAAGCATATACAAAGAGTAGTAGAACAAAAATGACTATGAGATTATCCACATTTGTAAAGGCAAAAATTATAAAAATAATGATAAAATCAACTGAATTATTAAATGAAGATAAAAATAATAATGACTATTATACTATAAGATCATTTAAGGAAAAACAACAAACTATGTTTAATGATTTTTTAGAAAATAAGATTATTATAGATGAGAACAATAAAATTGAACTTCTTAAAATTATGACAAAATGTGATCCAACTTATAGTGCAATATATTCCATATTAAAAGGAATAAAAATAATAACAATAAAAGAACACCAAGATTTGCCTATTCAAATAGCAATGAGAACACCATATAAAATTGGTTCATTTGAAATAAAAAA